GTGCATTTTTTTCGGGCGCACTTCGACTCATAGGGGTATCGGGAACACACGTAGGGTCAACGAGTTAGGCGACACTCAGAATCGCGTCTGAGTCAAGCGCGGCGGATTTCGCCGTTTTTGGCGCGTTTTCGCGCGCCTTCCCGTCGGTACCGCGAGGATTCTCTGCGTCCCGACCGTCTCCTGATGCACGGCGTCAGGCAATTATTGCGAGGCAACATTTGAGTGAGCTGAAGTCCGCTTGGCCCGCGGACAAGATCGAGCATTGGGCCATCGAGAAGTTGATCCCTCACGCGCGCAACGCGCGCACGCACTCCGACAAGCAGGTTGCGCAGCTGGCGGCGTCGCTGAAGGAGTACGGATTCACCGTCCCGGTGCTGGTCGACGAGTCCGGCACGCTGATCGCCGGGCATGGACGCGTTCTCGCCGCGCGCAAGCTCGGCTGGGCGGAGATCCCGGTGGTGATCGCCGTGAACTGGTCGGACGCGAAGAAGCGCGCCTACATGATCGCGGACAACCGCCTAGCGCTGAATGCCGGGTGGGACGAGGAGATGCTGTCGGTCGAGCTCGACGAGCTCAAGGATCTCGGCGTTGATCTCAAGTCGCTGGGCTTCGAGCAGAAGGAACTGAACGACTTGATCGGCACGCCGAACGAGGCGCCAGAGGATACCTCTCCGCAGCTCGGAGACGCGCTCAAGTACATGGTGATCGTCGAGTGTGACAGCGAGTTGCACCAAGGCAGCATCCTCGAAGAGATGAAGGCAAAGGGCCTCAAGTGCCGTCCGTCAATATCCTGATCGAGAGCCCGGTCTCTCAGTCCACGCGCTCGCAGCAGCTGCAGGCGATCTTCGATGTTCCGGCGATCGAGAAGGCGCGCCTCACGCTCGCCGGCGAGTTTCCGTACGACGACGCCGACTGGAACGTGGGTCTGATTGTTGGGCCTTCCGGGTGCGGCAAGAGCACGATTCTGCGCGAAGTCTTCGGCGACCAGACCCAACTGGAGTGGGGCGCCGCGGGCGTGATCGATGATTTTCGCCAAGACATCTCCATCCAGGAGATCAGCGAAGTCTGTCAGGCTGTCGGATTCAACACCATACCAGCCTGGGTGCGCCCGTACGCCGTGCTCTCGAACGGCGAGAAGTTCCGCGTCGATCTCGCGCGCCGACTGATCGAGTCTTCCGCCACGATCGTGGTCGACGAGTTCACTTCGGTCGTGGATCGCCAGGTTGCGCAGATCGGTGCCCACGCCGTTCAGAAGTACGCAAGAAGGCGCAATCTCAAATTCGTAGCGGCGTCCTGTCACTACGACATCATCGACTGGCTGCAGCCGGACTGGATGCTCGAGCCGGCGACGATGACCTTCACGCGGAGGTCACTTCGACGCCGACCAGAAGTTGAGTGCCAGCTCGCACGTGTACCGTATGACACGTGGCGAATCTTCGCTCCGTTTCACTATCTGACGTCCGACTTGCACCGTGCCGCGCGCTGCTTCGCGTTGAGCGTAAACGGGCGCATCGCGGCGTTCGCCGGCATGTTGCATCGTCCCCACCCCCATCTCAAGGGCGGAACGCTCTGGGGCTGCTCGCGTCTCGTGACGCTGCCCGACTTTCAAGGACTCGGACTCGCGTTCGTGCTGATCGATCGTATCGGCGCGATGTATGCCGCCCTCGGCAAGCGCATTCGCACCTATCCCGCTCACCCAGCACTGATCAGGGCGTTCGATCACTCGAAGCTCTGGGCGCTGAAGATCAAGCCGGGCTATCACATGTCGCCGCGCCACCATGCGATGTCGGGATGGCGCCCCGGCGCGCGACCGTGCGCGGTGTTTGAATACTGCGGCCCCGCGCACGAAGACCGTGCCGAAGCTGAGCTCGTGATCGGCTAATGTCGATCGAGCGAGATCTTGATGGCGATGAAAGTCTGCCCGCCGGGGAAGAGTTCGCGCGCTGCCCGTGGTGCTTTGTCGCGGCTCACTATGGACACGCGATCTACTGTCCCGCTCAGTCGGTGGCGTCGACCGTAGCCTCGGCTGAGCACTACGGGACGCCCTGGGACGCACGTCTTGACGTTCCACTTGTGCCCGACCAGCCGCCATTCGACAGTCTTCGCGCCGGACGCGAAGAGATCGAACCACTCGCTCTTGAGCGGGATGAATAGAGGAGGAGTTTCCATGCAGCCATTGTTTGGTCGCCGACCATCGGCGTCAACCACTTTTACCGGCGGCTCGCCCTATGCCGAATAAGCCCGTCCCGACTGCGCTGAAGTTGCTCAGAGGCAACCCTGGGCATCGCCCGATGAACAAGAACGAGCCGAAGCCGGAACTCGGGGCGACGATGCCCGAGGGACTCTCGCCCAAAGCGGCGGAGCACTGGCCCAAGATCGCCGCGCAGCTCGAGCGCGTCGGCGTGCTGACGCAGATGGACGCGCAGGCGCTCGCGCTGTACTGCGAGGCGTTTTCGAACTGGCGCACCGCCACAGACGCACTAGCGAAGTCGGGCATGGTCGTGCGAGCCCCGTCGGGCTACCCGATGCCGAACCCGTACCTGGCGATCCAGCACCGAGCCTCAGAACAGCTGCGCAAGCTACTCATCGAGTTCGGGATGACGCCGTCCTCGCGCAGCAAAGTATCTGCCACTGGCGATGGCGCGAAGCCGGCGAATCCCTTCACCAAGTTCAAGCGCAACAATGCGGCGTAGGCCCATCGTGGCATGGCGAGAGAGATCAAGCACCCGCGAGTTCATCGCGGGATCGAATACGCACGCGCAGTAGTCAAGGGCACGATCCCGGCGGGGAAGTACGCGCGTCTCGCGTGCGAGCGATTCCTTGCCGACAGGAAGCGCTGGAAGAAGAAGTCGGATCAGTATTGGTTCGACTTCGATGCCGCGGAAGACGCATGTGAGTTCATCGAGTGCCTCCCTCACGTGAAGGGCACTTCTTTCAAGGGTCAGCTGTTGGTGTTGCGACCTTGGCAGTGTTTTATCGTCGCGAACATCTACGGGTGGATGAGAGGTGGGCGTCGAGTGCGCCGCTTCCGGGAAGCATACCTTGAGTGCCCTCGAAAGAACGGAAAGAGTCCGATAGCGGCAGCCATCGGGCTGAAGATGTTAGGCGCCGACGGGGAATTTGGTGGGGAGATCTATAGCGGCGCGACTTCCGAAAATCAGGCGTGGGAAGTCTTTCGCCCTGCCAAGCTGATGGCAGAACGAACCCCAACCTTGCGCTCTGCGCTCGGCATCGAAGTTCTGGCGCGCTCACTTGTCACCGAAGATGGTGGGCGATTCGAGCCGGTGATCGGAAGTCCTGGTGATGGAGCGTCTCCCTCCTGCGCCATCATCGACGAGTTCCACGAGCACGACACGTCGGATCTCTACGACACCATGGCGACTGGCATGGTGGGGCGTATTCAGCCGCTGATCCTGATCATCACGACAGCCGGCGTGAACATGGGAGGCCCATGCTACGACAAGCATCTTGAGGTCAAGAAGATGCTCGATGGCACCACGCCTAACGAAGAACTCTTCGGGATCATTTTCAGCATTGACGAAGAGGACGACTGGGCGGATCCCAAGTCGTTGATCAAGGCGAACCCGAACTACGGCGTCAGCGTCGAGCCAGAGACTCTCATTGCGAGGCAGCGTGAAGCCGTGTTGAACCCGCAGCACCAGAACAGATTCAAGACGAAGCACCTCAATATCTGGTGCTCGGCGTCTAGCGCATGGATGAATATGCAGTGGTGGAATCTCTGCGCGGATCCCATGCTGAACATCGACGAGTTCCTCGGGCAAGAATCCTGGTTCTCCCTCGACCTCGCGAGCAAGACCGATATCTGCGCCTTCGTGCAGCTCTTCCTCAAGAAGCTGAACGGGCAAAACCATTGGTACGTCTTCGGCAAATACTACCTGCCGGAGATCACGATCGACGAGAGCAAGGTCAACACCAGTCTCTATCGAAAGCTGGTCGCGAAGAACCAACTCACCGCAACCGACGGCGCGGAGATCGACTTCGACTACGTCAAGGACGACGTGCTTGCACTCTCCAGCAAGGTGCAGGTCCGCGAAATCGTCTATGACCCCTGGCGCGCCACCCAACTCGCTCATCAGTTGAGGCAGAACGGCGCAACGTGCGTCGAAATGGCTTCAGGCAAGCATGTTGCGATTTCTCAGGCCATGGACGAACTCACGGCGGCTGCCAAGACCGGGCGGCTACATCACGATGGCAACGAATGTCTCGCCTGGATGATCAGCAACGTCGTGCGGGTGGCTGAGCGCAATGGGATTGGGATTCCGCGCAAAGAGAAGAACAAGAATGCTCAAAAGATCGACGGCGCCGTTGCGCTGATGATGGCGATATCTCGCGCCATGGTCGCGACTGCAGCGCCCCAGCAGGACTTCAAAGTCTTTGTGATTTAGCAGTCGCCAGTAGCTGCCTCCTCCCAGCCCGCCTCGTGCGGGCTTTTCTTTTTCTGAAGGAACTTTTCTCAAATGAAGCGAGCTTATTCGACGATCGTGTTCAAAGCGGTCGACGATGACGAGCGAATTCTCGAAGGCATTGCCAGCACGCCGGCGACGGATCGCATGGAAGACATCGTCGAGCCCATGGGCGCCGAGTTCAAGCTCCCGCTTCCGCTGCTCTGGCAGCACCGTCACTCCGAGCCGATCGGCTGGGTCGAGCAGGTCAAGGCGACCAAGGACGGAATCACGATTCGTGCGCGCATCGCGCGCGCTGGCGTGACGCAGGAAATCGATCGCGCCTGGGCGCTGATCAAGGAAGGTCTGGTGCGCGGTCTGTCGATCGGGTTCAACCCGCTCGAATGGAGCGACATCAAAGGCACATACGGACTTCGGTTCACGAAATGGGATTGGCTGGAGCTCTCGGCCGTCACGATCCCCGCGAACGCAGAAGCCACCATCACTTCGGTCAAGCAGTTCGATCTTCAGCAGCGGCGCGCCGTGTCCGGCGATTACGCACGCAGCAAAGCGATCAGCTTGTCCTCTCCTCTGCCCGGTGTTCCGGGGACCACAGCAGCACCCGAAACACGGAGTAACACCACCATGAAGAAGCTCTCCGAGCTTATCGCGCAATGGGAAGCGCGAATCAAGGCCGCGACCGTTCGTCAGGACGAACTCCTGGATCAAGCGGACGAGGCAACTCTCAACGACGAGCAGCAAGCCGAGTACGACCAACTGGACGGCGACATCAAGGAGGCATCCGCCCACCTGAAGCGCCTGAAGGCGCGTCAATCTCGCGAAGCCGACGACAGCACCGACGCCACGAAAGAGGCGACGAAGGCTGCCGACGAACCGGCGCGCCGTGTTCCTTCACGTCAGATCACCGTCAAGGCGAATCTCGAGCCTGGCGTCCGCTTCGCGCGGTACGCAATGGCGCTGAAGCGCTCGCGCGGCAACCTGACCGATGCGCTGAACTCGACGCTCGCCAACAAGCACTGGATGGATCAAACGCCGGAGCTTGCCATGGTGCTGCGCGCCGCGGTTGCGGCTGGCGACACCACGACTTCGGGCTGGGCCTCGGAACTCGTCTACGCGGAAAACCTCGCGAACGAGTTCATCGAGTACCTGCGTCCGATGAGCATCATGGGTCGTATCAGCAGCTGGCGCCGTGTGCCGTTCAACATGCGTGTCGGCGGGCAGAGCGCGGGTAGCACCGGGTACTGGGTCGGGCAAGGTCTGCCGGTTCCGGTCTCGAAGCTGACCACAACCAGCGCAAGCCTCGGTATCGCCAAGGCCGCGGGTCTCGTGGCGGTGGACGAAGAACTGGTCCGCAGTTCCTCTCCGTCGGCCGAACTCCTGGTCCGCAACGACCTCGCCGAAGCCATCGTGTATCTGCTCGATCGCAGCCTGATCGACCCGACGCAAGGTGGCACCTCGAACGTGCAGCCGGCCGCGCTCACGTATGGTCTGACCCCGGTCACCCCGACGGGCACCGACTATGCGGCGTTCAAGACCGACTTCACGACCCTGACCGCCGACATGATCACGGACAACATCGATCTGTCGCCCTCGGTGTGGATCATGTCCGCATCGAGTGCCCAGAAGATGTCCCTGATGGTCACCTCGCTCGGCGTGCCGCAGTTCCCGCAGATGACGCCCAACGGCGGAACCCTGCTGGGATACCCGGTGATCGTGTCGCAATCGGCGTACTTCGCTTCCGGCTCGCCGAACTACGGGCACATGATCGTGTTCCTGAATCCGCGCGAAGTGTTCCTCGCGGACGATGGACAGGTCACGATCGAGATCAGCCGCGAGGCCTCGATCCAGCTGCTCGACAACCCGACCAACGCTTCCACCGGCGCGACCGTCGCGACCACCATGGTCTCGATGTTCCAAACGCAATCGGAAGCCATCAAGGCGGTCCGGTACGTCAACTGGGCGAAGCGTCGCACCAACGCGTGCGCCTTCATCCGCAACGCCGACTACAAGTAATAGGTCAGCGTCTCACCGAGAACGATCGGGCGCCTTCGGGCGCCCGGTTGTTTTCACATCTGCCTCTGGAGAATTTGCACTCTTGATCACCATCCCGATGATTGCGTTGACCGACTTCCCTTACAACATGAAGTCGCTGCGCAAGAACGATCGCTTCGATGCCGTCAGCGAGAGCGACGCGCATGTGCTCGAAACTGTCCGCCACGCGAAGCGCGCTGCGCAGAAACCAGAAACGAAGTCCCTGACGCCGGAGAAGAGCGAGACGAAAGTCGAGCCCAAGGCGGAGGCGAAGGACCGCAAGCACGAATACAAGACACGCAACATGACTGCCGAGAAGGCGGTCAGCGAAGCGTTCAAGGCGCCAGTCGAATAACCGTGAAGATTTTCGGTCTCGAGGTATGGCGCGATCGCGCCCCTGTCGAGACCAAGGCATTGCCTACCCAGCTGGTCGCGCAGCCCTCGCCGGTCAGAAGCGGATCGTGGTGGTCGTGGATCATGGAGCCGTTCGCCGGCGCCTTCCAATCCGACCTCCGCATTGACTCGACGCAATCGATCCTCGCGTTCAGCGCGGTCTGGTCGTGCATCACGAAGATCTCCAACGACATCTCGATCCTTCGCCCGATGCTGATGCGGATCGAGAAGGGGATCTGGACCGAGATCGAGGAAGGCAACACCGCATTTCTGCCGGTGCTGCGCCAGCCGAACGACTATCAATCCATCATCGAGTTTCTTCAGCAGTGGATGCTGTCTAAACTGATCTACGGGAATACCTACGTCTTCAAGCGCCGCGATCGCCGCAACGTGGTCGATGGACTCTTCGTGCTCGATCCTCGATACGTCACGCCGCTTTTCAGCAACGGGACCGGCGACGTTTTCTATAGCCTGAACCAGGACACGCTCAACGGGATCACGGAGTCCATTACCGTGCCGGCAAGCGAGATCATTCACGATCGCTATTCGCCGTTGTTCCATCCGCTCTGCGGCGTGTCGCCGATCTTCGCCTGCGCGCTGAGCGCGTCCCAGGGTCGAAAGATCCAGACGAACTCGTCGAAATTTTTCGACAATCTCTCTCGCCCGGGTGGACACCTCTCCGCCCCCGCCGGGCTGAATGAAGAGCAAGTGAAGGTGATCCGCGATCAGTTCGAAGCCGGGTTCGGTGGCGGGAATCTCGGTCGTCTCTTCGTGACCACGGGCGGGATGAAATATGAGCCCATGGCGATCCCCGCCGAAGACGCGCAGCTGATCGAACAACAAAAATGGACAGTGGAGGACTGCGCGCGCGCCTTCAATATGCCTGGCTACATGATCGGCGCCGGCACGCAGCCGAATTACAACAACTACGGCGCGATGATCCTCGACTACCTGCGCTGCTGTCTGCTCAAGCACATCGAGGACATCGAGAACAAGCTCCGATTCGGGCTCGCGCTGCCGAGCGGCATGGGCATCCAATTGGATCAGGAAGTGCTGCTGCGCATGGACCCGAAGTCGCGCGCGGAGACCACGCAGATCTTCATGCAGTCCGGTGTCATTTCGCCGAACGAGGCGAGATTCAAAGAGAACTATCCGCCAGTGCCAGGCGGTGAATCGCCTATGGTGCAGGAACAGAACTACAGCCTAGCTGCGCTGGCGAAGCGCGATGCGTTGGACAATCCTTTCGGCGCAAAAGAATCCGCCAAGACTCCGGCACCAGCAGAATCGGAAGAAACCGCAGCTGAGTCTGTTGATCCAGAGAAAGCCGCAGCGCATCGCCTTGTCATTGCCCAGTTCGCCAAATCACGTTTCGGTGACCGCCTGAGAGCTCCGCGCCCATGATGGACAAAGACGACGTCGCCGTATTGATCGACGCGCTGTCGGAAGAGGTGCGCGGGTTCATCGGCGAGCGCGACCAGCAGCTGAACGAGAAGATCGAGAACCTCATCAAGCGGGTGAACGCCATCCCTGCGGGCGAGAAGGGTGAGCGCGGCGAGATCGGCCCGATGGGACCTCAAGGCCCGGTCGGTCCGCAAGGCGAAAAGGGCGAAGGACTCAAGGGCGAGGACGGCGCGCCAGGAATGCGTGGCGACGTCGGCCCACAGGGCGAGCGAGGCGCGTCAATTCATCTTGGAGAAGGCGCGCCTGGAGATTCTTTGGGAAGGGCAGAAGACCTATACCTCGACGTGAAAACCGGAGACGTCTACCGATGCTTCTAGATTCGGTCGATGCCCTCAATCTTCCACTTCGCGCGGAGCCGCTTGCTCTTGACGGACTCGCAGATCGAGCAGTAGCGCTGCTTGCCGTACTTTCGATCGTATGCGTGCCCCTTCTTGCAATGGGTCTTTTGCGAGTTCAGGTATCCAACCGAGGTCGAGTCCTTCAACGAGTTCTGCCGCTTCGTGACGGGTTCGATGTGTTGAGGGTTCACGCAGGCGCGATTGCGACACGTGTGATTCGCCAGCTTGCCGGGCGGAATAGGTCGACCAGCGAGAAACATGGCGACTCGCGCTGCGCGTCTGCTCGCACGTCGAAACGTGAGCACGCCATATCCGTCCTTGTCTTTGTAGCCCTGCCATACATGGCAATCGCCGACAGCTGTCCACTTCGAATTAAACCGTTCGATCTCTTCTGGAGTAGCCCTCTTCATGCAACGCCTCCTATCGTAGTGGACCACAAGGTTAACACGGACAGGATGCGATAACGCTATGGCGTGGCTACGTGTCGGAAACATTCGTGGGCCTGCCGGCGAACCAGGCATAGGTGAGACTGGGCCCAAGGGAAAGAGCGCCTACGAGCTCGCAGTCAAGAATGGATTCGCCGGGACGATCGGCGAATGGCTCGCCTCTCTGCGCGGCCCCGCTGGAGCGCCCGGAGAAAGCGGGCGCGACGGCAAGGATGCCGACCCGGCGACAGTCAAGGCTCTCGTCGGGGAAGAAGTGGCGGCGGCTGTTGCGCTGCTGCCACCGCCAGCGGCAGGACGCGATGGCGCAGACGGGAAAAGCGCGTATCAGATCGCCGTCGAGAACGGATTCTCAGGTACGGAAGCGCAGTGGGTTGAATCGCTGCGCGGCGACGTCGGGCCGGTGGGCGCCGCAGGGAAGGATGGTATCCCAGGGCCGATCGGACCGGTTGGTCCGAAAGGTGACTCGATCAAGGGCGACCCCGGCGAGCAAGGGCTGGCAGGGAAGGATGGCGCCAGCGCCTTCGAGATCGCCAAAGGCAACGGGTTTGCCGGCAATGAGGCCGACTGGCTCATGTCGCTCGTTGGGCGAACTGGAGCAGACGGTCGCGACGGGCGCGCTGGACTGGACGGTCGCGACGGTAAGGACGGCGAGCCCGGGAAAGATGGGCTAGACGCTTATCAGCTCGCAGTCGAGCGTGGATACGCTGGCACTGTCGATCAATGGATCGAGTCACTGCGCGGCGCTCCTGGTTCAAACGGGGCGCCAGGACGCGATGGCGCAGACGCTGATCCTGCCGTTATCACCGCCGAAGTCGCGCGCGCAATTGCGGCAATTCCGATGCCTCGCGATGGTGCCGATGGCGCGCCCGGGCGGGACGGTGTCGATGCAGATCCGCAAGTCATTCGCGACGAAGTTGCACGCGCGGTCGCCGAGATCCCGAGACCCAAAGATGGGATCGATGGTGCGGCAGGTCGTGACGGCAAGGACGCCGACCCGCAAGCGGTTCGTGACGAGATCCGACGTGCGGTCTCAGAGATTCCGCCGGCGAAGGATGGGCTCGACGGCGTCAACGGCAAGGACGCCTACGCACTCGCGGTTGATCGCGGCTTTCGCGGATCAATTGACGAGTGGATCGAGTCGCTGCGCGGTGCGGCTGGTCGCGATGGTGTGGCAGGCAAGAGTGCGTACGAGATTGCGCTCGAGCGTGGATTCGTTGGATCTGAGGATGCATGGGTTGACTCGCTGGTCGGCAAGGACGGCGCGGACGGCAAGGACGCCGACCCGGAATTCATTCGATTGGAGGTTGGCAAGGCCGTCGCGCAGATTCCGCAGCCAAGGGACGGGGCGCCTGGTCGAGATGGCGTAGACGCTGATCCAGCGTTGATTCGTGCGGAGGTCGAGCGTGCGATCGCGGAACTCCCTAAGCCTGCTGATGGGGCACCCGGTCGAGACGGAAAAGATGCCGACCCTGAGTTCGTCAAGGCCGAGGTCGCGCGCGCCGTGGCGGAGATCCCGCGCCCGAAGGACGGTCGGGATGGCAAGGACGTTGATCCGGAGTTCGTCCGATCAGAACTCGCGCGCGCTATTGCGGAGCTCCCGAAACCAAGAGACGGCGCTGACGGAGCGGCAGGTCGCGACGGCAAAGATATTGATCCGGAGTTCGTCCGCGCCGAGATCGCCCGCGCGGTTGCTGAACTGCCCAAGCCGCGGGATGGGCGTGACGGCGTGGATGCAGATCCCGAACAGATCCGCGCCGAGGTGCAGCGTGCGATCGCCGAGATTCCTCGAGCGCGCGATGGTGTCGATGGACTGTCTGGTGTCGATGGAGCCGCCGGCAAGGACGCGTATGCGCTTGCGGTGGAACGAGGCTACGTCGGCACGCTCGACCAATGGCTCGCGTCGCTGCGCGGAGAAGTCGGAAGCAAAGGCGCCGACGGGAAAGATGGACGTGATGCATACGGTCTCGCTGTCGAGAAAGGATTCTCTGGCACCGAGATCCAGTGGCTCGCCTCACTGCGCGGTAACGACGGCGATAGAGGCACCGATGGGCGCGATGGACGCGACGGCAAGGACGGTCGTGACGCCGTTCAGCTCGACATCCTGCCGTCACTCGATCCCGAGAAGACCTATCCGACAGGTACCTACGCGCGCCACCGCGGCGGACTCGTTCGCGTTACGAGTTCTGGGTTCGACGTGATCACCAACGGCACGGCTGCCACGCGATTCAACCAACTGGGTCAGCGCGAATTCGCGATCGAGACGGAACACACCGACGGCACGGTTTCATCGCTCAGCATCAAGATCGCGCTGCCGTTGTGGCTCGGTTTCTACAAGACCGACGTGACCTACGAACGCGGCGACATGGTCACCTACGATGGGTCGGTCTGGCACTGCAACGCCGAGACGACGCAATCGAAGCCCGCGGACAACAACAAGGATTGGCAGCTCGCCGTTCGACGTGGCAATCACGGCAACGGGAAGTCCGCATACGACATCGCGGTGCAGCGCGGCTTCAAGGGTTCAGTCGACGATTGGCTGAAGTCTCTGCGCGCGCCTGCCAAAGACGAAGAGAAATAGGAGAGCAGCATGCTGGTGACAGTGCACCTCGGATACTCCGGCAACTACACCGAGATCGATTGCGATCCGAGCGGCGCGATCGAGGTTGACGGCATCAAGTTCGATCTGGATTCGCTGCGCATTCTCGCCGCGCAGGCGAATGTCGGCTCAATCTTCGAGATCACCTCGAACGAGGAAGGGCGCGTCTGGTTGGCGCGGCACGATTGTCCGGTTCCGCCGGCGCCGTCCGAAGCGGAAATGGTGCGTCCTGTTATGGTTGGGCCGAGCCTTATCGGCGTACTGCCGGACCCAGTGATCGCGCCGAGCGATGATCCATCGGTCACGCTGGTCGACGAGGTGGTCGTGGTTCAGGACGGTGAGAACGCTTAGTCGCGACTGGGTAGGTCGCACCGCAGTCTGCATTGCCACCGGTCCAAGTCTTTCGCTTCAGCAGTGCGGGCTCGTCAAGGCGTGGCGCGAGCGCAGTGGGTGCAAGGTCATCGCGGTCAACAACGCGTACCACTGGGCGCCTTGGGCGGACGTTCTCTACTTCGCCGACGTGCGCTGGTTCGATTGGCATAACGACGGCGTCGACATTCCTCGCCTGGGCCTCTCGGCGCGGCAGGTGCGCGAAGCGTTTCGAGGATTCGCCGGCGAGAAGATCTCGATCGAGAGCGGGCACAACGCGCGCGTCTCGGATCCAGGGGTGTTGGTGCTGAAGAACTTGAGCGAAAAATCGGTTACTGACGGTCAGCTATCGGATGACTATTCCGGGATCTATTCCGGGATGAACAGCGGATACCAGGCAGTGGATCTCGCGCAACTGCGCGGCGCGAATCCGATCGTGCTCGTCGCCTACGATATGAAGGTCTCCAGCAACGGTGACTCGCACTTCTTCGGAGACCACCCGGCGCCGTATCGCACGGACCCGGCGAGCCTGTACCAGTTCCGGCAGGAGTTCAAACGCATGGCGGAGACGGCGAAGCGTCTGGGGCTGAAGATCCTGAACGCGTCTGCCGACAGCGATCTTGAGGCCTTCCCCATGGTGCCGCTCGCGAGTCTCGCATGCGCTTGAGAGCGTTCAGCATGATCAGAAAAGAGCCCGCCTACCGGCACGAGGCGTTCCTCGGCGGGCTCGCCGCTGCCGGCTACGAAGCGATCGACGCCTCTCCGATGTTTCCCGTGAAACCTGGAGAGTTGCTGGTCTCATGGAATCGCTACTTCGATCGCGATCAGCTCTGCGAACGCTTCGAGCGCGAGGGCGGGACCTGCCTGATCGCCGAGAACGGATACGTTCGTGGACGGCATGACGACGGCGACTACTACGCGATCGCCGTGCACGGACACAACGGCAGCGGGCAGTGGCGGCGCGGCGGTACGGAGCGCTGGCATTCGCTTGGCGTCGAGCTCAAGCCGTGGCGCAGCGAAGGCAATCACATCCTGGTGGCGGCCAATCGCCCCTTCGGCATGCGCGGCACCATCATGCCCAACGACTGGGCGCAGGACGTCGAGAAGCGGCTGCGCGCGCAGACGAAGCTCGAAGTTAGGGTTCGGCTGCATCCTGGGAACAACAGACCAGCGGTGCCGCTGGACGAAGATCTCGAAGACGCGCGTGCGGTAGTGATCTGGAGCTCGTCGGTCGGTGTCAAAGCGTTGCTCGCCGGGATCCCGGTGGTGTGCGAGGCGCCGTTCTGGATCTGCAAGTCGGCGACGTCGCCGACGCTCGCCGAGGCGCTCAGCGCGGACCTCGCCGATCTCGGGAGTCGCAGACTCGCGGCGCTGCACGATCTCGCATATGCGCAGTGGTCGGTACCAGAGATCGCCAGCGGGCAGGCATTCCGATGGCTGCTGCAGCAATGACCACCGACGAGCTTCTGGCTCGTCTCCGAGAAATCGAAAGCTACGACATGCTCGAGCATCGGCTCTTGACCGAGCATGAACTGATCCTCCAGGTGTTGAGCGAGCAGATCGGCTCGAAGGCCAGGGCGCAGGCGTTGCGACAGTTGCTGGCATGGAAAGCGCAGCAGCTGCACTAACGTGCTACGCGCAGGCCTCCAAGGCAAAGAGTCGTCTGGTACTTGAAGCGTTCGCCGCCGGTTGCGGCGCGCGGATGGCGACGACCGATGCTCTGGTCTTGGAACCGGGCGGGGCGGTGTTCTACGGCGTCAGACCCGGCTGGGTTCGTCTCTGGATGCAGGCTAAAGCTGAAGGCCGCGATGTCTGGTACATCGACAACGCCTTCTTCGACGATTCGAGGGAACAGCGATTCCGAGTCGCCAAGAACTGCGTGCAGTTGTCGGCCTTTCGCGCTGGCGACTACCCGCGCTTCGGGCGACCGATCGCGCCGTGGCGCACGAAAGGCGAGCACGTCGTGGTGTGCGCCCAGACCACGGAGTTCATGAGCGTGGTTGCCGGATGGACGTGCGACTGGGCGGAGCACGTCTGCCACGCGCTTCGGAAGTACACGACGCGACCCCTGATCATCCGCCGGAAAGGCGATCGGCGATCGCTGGCGGAGGCGCTGAAGGGTGCGTGGGCACTCGTGGCGCACACCTCCGCCGCGGCGAATGAGGCGCTCGTCGCCGGCGTGCCGGTGTTCTGCACCGGTGAATGTGCGGCGAGCGCGATGGGGTCTTCGGACCTCAGCAGGATCGAACAACCCTCGATGCCGGACGGGCGCGAGCAGTGGGCTGCCGCCGTTGCCGCGCACCAATGGACGCTGGACGAGCTCCGGCTCGGCAAAGCATGGAAACGTTTGATGGAGACGCAATGAGGCATGGCTGGTTCGTAATCCCTGGCGTTCAGACCGGAGATCGCACCGCTGATGAACAGTGCGCCGCGCTGAAGGTCGCTATCGATCACTGCAAAGGCAAGACTGTCCTGGATCTCGGCTGCGCCGAGGGGCTGATCGGCAAAGCGTTCGCCAAGGCCGGCGCGCGCTGCGTGCTCGGCGTCGACAACCTCGCCGATCACATCAAGGTCGCGCGCGAGCAGTGCAATGGGCTGCCGATGGAATTCACCGTCGCGAGTCTCGAAGCGTTCATCAACACGCCGCTGCCGGACCCATTCGCCGTTGGCAAGTACGATATCGTGCTGGCGCTCGGTGTCTCTCACAAGCTGCAGAGCCCGAGAAACGGGATCGAGCTCGCCGCGCGATACAGCAAGGATCTCGTGCTCTTTCGTCGAGGACTCCGGCAGACGGATGGCGTGATTCGCAGCAAGCACTTTGCGAACAGCGTCGACCAACACGAACTGATGCGCGAACTCGGCTTCGAGATGGATCATCTCGCCGAAGGCGTGCCGCCGCATAACGAAGCCGTCGAATACTGGCGCCGGCTGATGCCTGCTTGAAAACGCTCACGGCGTTCTACGACTTGGCCTACGGGCCGGTGAGTTACGACTTTGTCACGTGGCTGGTGCGAGCGCGGCACGCGATGCGTAGCTATCCATACGACTGCGACGCCCTGCACGTGGTGATCGTACCGAAGGAGGATGGTCTCGGCGGTTTCGCGCGGCACTGGGGCGAGCACGACGAGTCCGCGACGCGCTGGCGCCTTTGGCACATCGTGGTGGCATCTTGTCCGCTCGCGGGAGCGTCCGTCACGGTTGCGAGTTCTCGCGAAATGGCGAAGACGCTGCAGGCAGCTGCCGCTTACTCCTGGTGGCCGGACGGCAAGGCGCACTTCATGGGGCCACTGGTCAGGCTTGCGAGGGACGGGCAAGCAATTCCGCGGCTCAAGGCGACGCCGCAAGCACAACGATACATCGATACGTGGCTGCAGGGAGTCGATCTCCCGATCTCCACGTTGACACTGCGCAATCAGACGACCGACCCGGCGAGAAACACCAACGCAGAAGAGTGGCGCCGTCTCGGCGCCTGGTTGCACAGCCGCTCCTACCAAGTGATCACGCTCGATGATTCGAACGTGGCGCTCGGCAAAGGGCGTGGGTTCGTCGAGCTCGATCCGGATCTGAGACTCGCGCTCTATGAGCGCGCGGCGATCAACGTGATCGGCAACAACGGACCGCAGGAACTGCTGAAGTTCAGCGACGCGCCGTACCTCATCGTCGGACTGGCATTGAGCGATGGGTGGAAGGATCACTTCCGCAAGTATTTCCACATGGAGCCGGGCGACCAGCTGCCGTGGGCGAAGCCGAATCAGCGGCTTCTCTATAAACAGGATTCGTTTGACGTGATGCGCGAGGCGTTGCAGGCGTGCTGAAGATCCACTGCGACATGGACGGCGTGCTGGTGCATCAAGTCGGGCGCATCCGCTTCGACCTCATGGACTGGACGACGGATGGGAAGCTCCTTTGGAACTTCATCAAGCCGTACCAGCCGACGATCCTGTCGCAGCTCATGATCGATATCTGGGAGGTGTCGCGACACGAGAAGCGCATCTGGGTCGAGAGAGAGCTCGGACGCGATGTGCCGCTGATCGTGGTGCACGGCGAGGATGGGAAGTTCCCGCACTCCGCGCCAGGGCATCTGTTGATCGATGACAGCGTAGCTCATCGCGATCCGTGGATCGAGCGCGGCGGCACATTCATTTTGCATCGCTCCGCGTTCGCGACGATCGAAGAACTGAAGCGGCTGCTGTCTCCGCCGTCAAGCCTCAATCCGCTAGGTCTGCCCTGGGGAACCATCATCTGAAAATGGGTTGGGGAGACGAACTGATGGTCACCGGCCAAGCGCGGGTGATGCAGCAAAAAGACCCGAGAAGAGTAGTCGTCATCGATCGCAACGGTCGCCCGAGAACGCACACGATCTGGATGAACAATCCTCGGATCTGGAACGGCGAGGGCGGTGAGCCGAAGCCAGGGTTTCAGCAGCTAGAGAACGGCCCCGGGATGCGTCCCTACATCGACGACAAGACCGAGACGAAGTGGACGTGGAAGAACTTCGATCCGCCGGTGGGCGAGATCTACCTGTCCCGTTTTGAGCGGCAAGTAGCGGAGTTATTTGGACCGATCGGCGTTGTGCTCGAGCCGAACATCAAACCGAAGGCGTCGCCTAACAAGGACTGGGGACGCAACCGCTGGGCGCGGTTGGCGGAACTTCTGTATCGAGATGGCATTGAGTACGTGCAGCTCGGGCCTCCGACAACCGAGACGCTCAAAGGCGCGCGTTTGATTCGCACCGACAGCTTCCGCGCCGCGTGCGCGGTGCTGGCGCGTGCAAAAGCAGCGGTGCTGCCTGAAGGCGGACTGCATCATGCTGCTGCGGCACTCAACGTGAAGAGCGTGGTCATCTTCGGCGGTTTTATCTCGCCACGGCAGACTGGATATCGGACCCAAACGAACCTGTTCACCGGTGGTGAACCGTGCGGAATGCGAGCCGCCATGTGTGATCACTGCGTGCGCGCGATGAACCAAATCACGCCGGAACTGGTGTTCGCGGAACTCAAGAAGCTGATCGCGTGAAACCTCCTGCCCAGTACAGCTTGAGCCGACAGATTGCCGGATTCGATTTCTTTCCATGGTTGGTGCTTCAGGCAGCCGCCGGCGCCGAAGCGGTTGCCTTCGACATCCGCGAGCCGCGCTCAGGCAAGTTCACGCTCGACGAAGTGGCGCGCCGCTATCAGTCGATCCTGAAGCCAGGTCCTGCGCTGGCAGGCATGGCGAGCCTTGAGTCCCACGACGGGATCTATTACGCGCCGGGCGGACAGCAGGAGCTCGTCGACTTCGCGAAGGCCGGCAAGAAATTCCCGCGCCTGAAATCGGTGCTGCCGCCAGGGAAGGAGAAGTACACGGTGACGCTGCGGCGCACGCGCCGCTGGCCGAACCGGAACTCGCGCGAGGACGGCTGGCGGACCTTCGCCGTCGAGATCGGCGCCAAGGTGATCGAGGACTACGACGTCCAGCCGATTCACCTCCACGAGCGCATGGCGCTCTACGCCGGCGCGGAGATGAACTTCTTCGTCACCAACGGACCGGTGATGCTCTGCTTTCTCAGCGAGTATCCCTGCATGGGCTTCGACGTGCAGAACTCGCCAATGATCCCTCTGGGAATCCCGATGGGCGAGCCGTATCCGTACCTGCTGGATCAGCATCGGCAGATCTACGAGCCGGACACCCTGGAGAACATTCGCAAGCACTTTGACGCGTGGTTGAAGGGGCGTTGGGTATGAGCGTATTCAGCGACGCCTGGGAGCAGGTGGAGCGGCGTGCCGATCTGCCGAGCCGCGCGCGACAAGTGCTGACGATGGACTTCAGCAAAGTACAGCGCGCCGTCGAGACGAAGGATTCATGGCTTGCGCTGGAGCTCGCACGCTGCCTCTATGCCGGCGATCTCCTGATTCTGAAGGGCGCGTTCCATGTCGCCGAAATGCACTACATCCGCGACGCGGCGAGCGCGTTCATGCGCTCGGCGCCATCGAGCTTCCACAAGATGCTCGAAGGGTCGCCGGACTTCCATCGAGCGATCGATCTGGAGTCGGGGCGTAAGTACAGCTTCGCGTGCTGCAAGCATTCGGCGTACTTCTACCGCTGGAATGATGATCCCCTCGGCATCTGGCCCATGGTCACGCAGCGCTGGCGCATCATCAAGCAGCTGATGGGTCTCAAGGGCGACGAGTACGAACGGAACACGCCCAAGGACGGCGTGGTGGATCGCATCCAAGTGGTGCGCTACCCGCCGGCGATCGGGTTTCTGGAGCCGCACGCCGACCCGCACCTGCATCAGAGATTGTTCTTCAGCGGCTACATGAGCAAGCGCGGCGTCGATTACCACGGCGGCGGTTTCTACGCCATTGGCGTAGGGGATCGCGTCATGGATATCGAGCGTTACATCGAGATCGGCGATGCCTGTGTTGGGTACGCGACCGTCTACCACGGGGTGGCACCTTGCGATCGAACGAAGACGCCGGACTGGAACGACATCGATGGACGCTGGTTCCTGTCGATGTACTCGAATGCGAGCGACGAGGTGCCGAACCGGCACACCGGGCGACCGGTGAAACTGAATATCCCAGAGGTACTCCCCTGATGCTGCACGTATTGCAGCTCGACAAGGATCGTGACGCGCTGAAAAGCGCGGGCGTGGACTCCGAATCGCTGATCGACGACGGCACGGATTGGGCTGGGAAGATCGTGGAGAAGCCCTGGGGATACGAGAGCGAGATCTATCGCGCCGGACCGGTCAGCATCTGGCGTCTCGTGCTGAACCCGGGCGCGGAGACTTCCATGCATTGCCATACCGCCAAAGAGACCGTGCTGATCGTCGAATCGGGTGAGTGCGTGCTTGAGACCTTTGCCGGATCGAAGGCGCTGCGCGCCGGGGACGTCGTGACGATCAACAAGGGTGCGTTCCACCGCACGCGCGCGCCGAAGGGCGCCGTCGTGCTCGAGATCGAAACACCGACGAACAAGCGAGACCTCGTGCGCATCCAAGACCGTTACGGGCGCGCCGGGCAGGGCTACTGATGCGCTTGGCTGACTATGTGATCGAGTTTCTCGAAGGACAGGGCATTGACCACGCCTTCACGGTTTGCGGCGGCGGCGCCATCTTCCTCTGCGACGCGCTGGCGAAGGCGAAGAAAATGCGCTACGTCGCCTGCCACCACGAGCAGGCCGCGGCGATGGCGGCGGAAGCCTACGCCAGGGTCAGAACCGGACTCGGTCTGGCGATCGTAACCTCTGGCCCCGGCGGCACGAACGCGATCACCGGTGTCGCCGGCGCGTGGACGGACAGCGTCCCGACGATCACGATCTCGGGCCAGGTCTTCTCCGGGCAGATGATCCACACCCGCGCGCCGGGGCTGCGCACGCTGGGCGTGCAGGAGATCAACATCGTCGACATGGTGAGGCCTATCACCAAGTACGCGGCGGTGGTGTGCGATCCGGCTGACATCCGATTTCATCTTGAGATGGCTGTTGGTATGGCGCGATCAGGACGCCCGGGGCCGACCTGGCTCGATATCCCCGCCGACATTCAGAACGCGAAGATCGATCCGTCGGCGCTGCATGGGGCTGGGTTGGTTTCATCGGCGAGACCAGCGCCGCAGCGCTCAGACCTACAGTGCGTGGCGCTGATGCTCCAAGAAGCGAAGCGCCCACTGCTGCACATCGGGCAAGGCATTCGACTCTCAGGAGCGGAGCAGGAACTGGCGAAGTTCCTCGAAAGGACCGGGATCCCGGTGGTGACGGCGCGGAACGGGGCGGATCTGATCGACTCCGAACACCCGCTCTACGCCGGACGCCCCGGCACGTTTGCGCAGCGCGGAGCGAACTTCGCCGTGCAGACCTGCGATCTCTACATCGCGATCGGCACCAGACTCTCGCTGGCGCAGACCGGCTACAACGCGCGCGACTACGCGCGCAACGCCACGATCGTGATGGTCGATATCGATCGCGCCGAACTTGACAAGGACACGGTCTGGGTCAAATTTCCGATCCAAGCTGATGCGCGCGCATTTCTGGTGGATCTCAATGCGCAGCTGGAGGGCGTCGAGCTTCCGGATTGGACGGCGTGGCTCGAACGGTGCAAGGCATGGCAGGCGAAGTACCCGCCGGTCACAGAGGATCAAGTCTCGTGAAGAAGCAATGCACCGTTGAAGGTTGCACGCGTGATTCTAGAAGCAGAGGCATGTGTCGGACCCACTATTACGCCGTCTACGCAGCGGAGAATCCGGAGAAGATCCTAAAGTGGCGACGCACAACGTACGCCAGGAACATCCAGAAGATCACTGCCCGTCGAAGCGCCACGGCTGAACAACGGCGAGCCTATGACAAGGCGCGCTACGAAGCTCGCAAAGAAGAGATTAAGAATCGGGTGAAGGAATACGCGGCACGCAACAAAGGCAAAATACGCCGCGCTGCCGCAGAGCGATACAAGCGGAATTCAGAGATTGTGCGCGAACGGACTCGGCGTTGGAGAAACGCCAATCCAGAACGCCGACGACTAGTAAAGGCCGCAGGTCGATTGCGCGAGAGAACTGCCGAAGGGGCACACGACTACCTTCAGCTTAAAGCGCTTCGTGAGAAGCAGCGTGATCGCTGCGCGGTGTGCCGCGAAAAACTCGACGGCGGTGGGCACAAGGATCACATCATTCCATTGGTCGCAGGAGGCTCTAACTGGATTGCAAATATCCAGTGGCTTTGCGCGCCATGCAACACGAGCAAGAACCGCAAGGATCCAATCGAGTTCATGCAATCCAGAGGATTCTTGCTGTGATAAACAGCTACGGACTCGTGAGTGTGCTTTCGGATCTGGCCGGCCCCGATGATGTCATCGTGACGGACATGGGGTTTTCGTTTAATACCTGCCACCAGGCTTGGCACATCAAGCTCGGTCAGCGTCTCATGACCAACTGCGGTTTGGCCGCAATGGGTTGGGGACTGCCGGCGGCTATCGGAGCCGCGGTCGGAAGCGGCAAGCGAGTGATCGCGCTCATCGGCGATGGCGGGCTCATGATGAACATGCAGGAACTCGCGACAATCTCGCACCAGCAACTGCCGATCAAGATCTTCCTGCTGAACAACGGCGGGTATCTGACGATGCGACAGAGCCAGGCGCACGCGTTCGACGGCTACATGGGCAGCGACGATTCGTCCGGACTTTCATTCCCAGATTTCGAAGACATCGCGCTTGCGCACGATGGCATCACATATTCGAAGATGGCAGAGCTCAATAGGCATCGACTCCAGCTGGCGCTGGAGGGGCCAGGGCCATTCCTAATGGAAGTCATGATGGACCCGAACCAGGCGCAGATCCCGAAATCTGTGAACCGACGCGACGCCGACGGCAAGATCGTGCAGACCGCGCTCGAGGATTCGTGGCCGTATCTCCCGCCGGAGGAGATCGCCGAAAATCTCAGATGCTGAACGTCTTCGTCGGCTATGACCCGCGCGAGGCGATAGCGTACGCAGTCTGCTGCGACTCGATAGCGCGATACGCGAAGCGCCCGGTCTCGATCGTGCCGCTCGCGCTCAACTCGCTGAGCGGGATTTTCACCGAGACGCACCAGGACGCCTCGACCGAATTCGCTTACTCAAGGTGGCTGGTCCCGTATCTCTCGGACTTCGTCGGTGAGAGTCTCTACATCGACGGCGACATGGTGCTGAAGGCGGACATCGGCGAGCTCTGCGACCAGCTCAAGGGTGATCTCTGGTCGGCGGTGAAGGTCGTGAAGCACGACTACACCCCGAAGCTCAGGGTCAAGTTCCGCGGGTCGAAACAGACCGCCTATCCGAAGAAGAACTGGTCCAGCGTGATGCTGTTCCGGAACTCCTCCGGGTTTTGCCGCCAGCTGACGCCGGAGTACGTCGAGAAGGCGACCGGCGCGCATCTGCACCAATTCGAGTGGCTGCCGGAGGATCGCGTCGGCGACCTTGCGCTGGAATGGAACTGGCTAGTCGGGGAATACGAGAACAATCCGGACGCCAAATTGCTCCACTACACCAACGGCATTCCAGCTTACGAGAGCTTCGCAAGCGGCGATCACAGCAAGGACTGGTGGGACGCTTACATCCACCACCAGACCGCTCAATGAAGATCGCAATCCTCGGCGGCGGGAACGTCTACGCGCTGAACTTCGCGGACCATCTGCATAGCCTCGGCATCGAGCATTTCGGGATCGGGCGGCGCGGCCCGAAACCGCCGGGTCTCTGGCAGGTGGATCACGACTACCGCTATCACGTGATGCACCTCGTCGAGCACCTCGCAGAGGTCCTGGCGATGCTTGACCGTGAGCGCCCCGACATCGTCGTGAACTTCGCGGCTCAAGGCGAGAGTGCGGCGTCCTTCGGCGAGCACACCGATTACTTCTACGCGACGAACACGCTCGGGATGGTGCGCTTCGCGGAGGAGCTACGGAAGCGCGACTACGTGCAGCGGTTCATCCAGGCCGGGACGAGCGAGGTCTACGGCAGCGTCGATCGACCCTCACTCGAAACCGATGCGCTGACGCCAACGAGTCCGTACGCGATCAGCAAGGCGGCGTTCGATCTGCATCTGCAGGTCATGCATCGCGTGCACGGGTTCCCGGTGAACGTGCTTCGCCCCAGCAACTGCTACTGTCCGGGTCAGCAGCTGCACAGGATCATCCCGCGCGCGATCATCTGCGCGCTCTCCGGGCGGAAGCTAAGGCTGCAGGGCGGTGGGCTGGCGCGCAAATCGTACATGCACGCCACGGACCTGGCGCGCGCGATCATGACGGTGATCGAGCACGGTGCGATCGGGGAAACATACAACTGCGGACCGCAACAGCCGGTCAGCATTCGAAGCTTGGTCGCTTCCTCGATCTCGGCGGCTGGCAAGACGTGGCAGGACGTTGTCGAGGAGGTGCCGGCGCGGACAGGCGAAGACGCGCGTTACTGGATCGACTCTCTCAAGATCATGGAACTTGGCTGGGCGCCGGAGATCTCGCTCGAGCACGGACTCGAAGAGATGGTGCACTGGGTGCGATCGTACCCGGAACTGCTCAGCATGGACGCAACTTTCAAAATAACAGCATGATGAAGAAGTTCAGTGGGAATAACCAATATCATGCCTCTCGGGTGGCTGCATGAAGAAAGCCCTGATACTCACAGGCAAATTCGCGACCGATCGCGAGGTGTACTACCCGATTTACCGCCTCGATGAGGCAGGCTTCAAAGTCGATATCGCCACGCGAGGCGAGGAGACAGTTCTCGGCATCGTCGGCGAGAAGATCGTCCCTACCAGGGATGTTCCGCATGTCAACTTCGCGCAGCCCACTCCCGATTACGATCTGCTCGTATTGCCGGGCGGCGCGAAGGCGATGGAGTACATGCGGCAGGATCGAGAGATCCTCGACTACATCCAATGGCACCATCGCGTAGGCGGTGTCATAGCCTCGATCTGCCACGCCGCGCAGCTGCTGATATCCGCTCGACTGGTGAATGGTCGGCAGATCTCCGGCTACTACAGCATCCGCGACGACATCGAGAACGCCGGCGGAATATACGTCGATGCGCCCGCGGTCGTCGACGATCGAATCGTATCCACGGCGCACTACAAACACATGGGCCCCTGGATGGCCGCGGCGCTGCGCGAGGTTATCCGTCGTGAAGCGGCGGCGATGAACATGGAAGACGCCGTCAAATGATTGCGACCCGCAGCGCGTCGTGCGGGGAATGGCCGTCCGGGGTGGCGAAACCGGAAGTGAGACCGGCTAAAGGTTCGGTCAGAAGGAGGGGCTCTTGATCGAGCTCACACCGATCAGCATCAAATCCGCGAAGGACTTCTTCGCGCTGCACTCCGCCTATCGCGGAGAGTTCAACATCGCGATCGCCGCGTCCGAAGGCGACAAGGTGCACGGTGTGATCGCGCTCTGTGCCGACGGAACCGAGTTCGCGCTCGGGCACATCTGCACCGACGGCAATGCGCAGATCGGGTCGCTGCTCTACGGCGGCGCCTGGCGGACCGCCAAGGCGATGGGCTACAAGCAGATCACGATATGAAGCGCGTCCCGATTCTGAGGGTAGATGAGCATCTGCAGCTTCGGGCAGGATCTACGCCGCTGGCGTACGTCGACCACGGATATCGCGAGTGGAGCGAACCGATCCAAGTCTCTCGCGAGAAAGCGCGCCGTCTCGCTGCATCCTGGAATGCGCTTCGCAAGTGGCCTCTCGAAGAGATCGAGCGGCTCGCCGAGAACGGCATCCAACAAAAGGGCAAATGAAGCTCTGCTTCCTCGGCGACACACACGCCGCGCAGCACCTCGCAGCAGCAGCAAGAGAGAAGGGATTCAGGACCGGTCCGGACCCAAAGTCCGCGACTCTGATCTTCGTCTCGATGGACACGCCGACGGACGAGTCAGGTCGGCGAGATCTGGACCCGATCCGTAAGCTGGTCGCGGTCGCGCGGCGTGTGAAAGTCCCGGTGGTGCTCACGTCCGCCGTGCCGCCAGGGTTCACGCGATCGCTGGGGTTCAATCTCTGGCACCAGGCAGAGACCCTTCGGATCAAGGACGCGGCGGATCGCGCGCGCAAGCCTGAAGTCCTGATCGTGGGCTGCCAAAACCCGGCGGACGCGCTGCCGGACCCCTACCAGAAGTACCTGGACGCCTTCCGCTGCCCGGTGCTCAAGATGTCCTGGGAGGAGGCGGAGTTCGCCAAGATGGCGATCAACTGCTTCCTCGCGGCGCAGGTCGAGGTGACCAACGAGCTCGCCGGCAAGGCCGCGAAAGTCGGCGCGAAGTGGGATCGCATCGCCGAGGTGCTCCGCCACGACGCTAGGATCGGGCCGCAGGCCTATCTGGACCCCGGCGACTGGAAGCAGAGCACCCACCTGCTGCGCGACATGCGCACGCTGGCGGAAATCTGATGCGGCGCTCGCTGCGGATCTTCTCGATCGTGTACAACGAGCCGTACCTGGATTGGTTCGAGCGGGGTTGCATCCATTCTCTGTTGTGGCCGAAGAACCGCGCCGCATTGGCGACAGCGGACGGCTGGGATATCTGGACTACGCCGGAAGACGAAGCACGCGTGCGACGCGCAGCTGGCAGAGTGCCGTTGGAGCTTCGCATTGGGATCTTCAATTCGCACGCCCCGGAGGACGGGACGGCACGAAAAGAGAACCTCAAGCGGGCGCTGATCTCAGAGATCCACGAGACCCGAGATAAAGGCGCGTTTCTCTGGATCGCACCCGACTCGATCTTCGGCGACGGATCGCTTGGATCGATTATTGAGCTCGGGTCTGTGCCAGGGCTCTGCATCGCCATGGCTCCGATGCGCGTGATCGCAGACGGATTCATCGAGGCGATGGGCAACGTTCCACTCTCAAACGCGGAACTGGTAAGACTCTCGTTTGAACGCATGCATCGCGGGTTCGCCGAAGCCGAAGCGACGCGTCGGCATACGAACTCGTACGAGTCAGGCGTTTCCTGGAGACGCCTCGGCGATGGGCTGTACGCGATAACTCACCGCAAGCACTCCGCCTACCTGATGCAGCCGACGCGCGGCGACGCGGAGTGGTTCAAGCACATGAACAAATTCGGCGCCTACGACCACAGTTTCCCACGGCTGTTGGTCCAGTCGGAGAGGCAACGCGTGATCGGATCGAGTGACGCCGCCTTTGTGGCAGAACTGACGCCAGAACTTGGGCACGCACCACCGTGCCTTCCTACGGACCCGAATGAGCCGGACCGATTCATGCAGAAGCAACCGCACCACGCCGTGAACCGCAACGTCGTCTGCATCTGGAGGTCGGCATGAGCGCGCACGTCGCCGATTTCATGGTCGAGACCGCCAAGGTCGCGAGGCTGATCGACAAAGCGTCGATCGAGCGCTTGGTCGACGAACTGGCGTCCTTCGTCGGCACGCTGTACCTCGCCGGGCTCGGCGGCAGTGCGGCGAACTGCATCCATGCAGCCGCGGATTTCCGCAGGCTCTGCGGCATCGATGCCCGCGCAATGGTCGAGAACATCTCCGATCTGACGGCGCGCGCCAACGACGATGGCTGGGATAGCATCTTTTCTGGGCAGCTGATGCAGTTCGCCTCGAACCAGGACTGCTTGATGGTGCTGTCGGTCGGTGGCGGCACGCCGGACGTCAGTGTTCCATTGGTGCGGGCGATCGGTGCCGCCAGAGAACAAGGCATGCGTGTGTACGGCATCGTTGGGCGCGACGGCGGCTACACGGCGCAGCACGCCGACGTGGCGATCGTGATCCCGACCGTCGACGAAGGCAGAGTCACCCCGCACACCGAGGCTTGGCAGATGGTGATCGTTCACCTGCTGGTCTCGCATCCTGCGCTGCAGAGGAATAGAACCAAATGGTGATCAAGGTCTACGCGGACGGCGCGGATCTCGACGCGATCCGGTCGCTGAAGGGCATCTCCGGCTACACGACCAACCCGACGCTCTGCCGCAAGGCGGGCATCGGCGACTACCGCGCCTTCGGGCTGCAAGTTCTGGAAGAGGCGGCGCCGCTGCCGGTCTCGCTCGAGGTCTTCTCGGACGACCCCGTCGAAATGGAGCGCGAGGCGCGCGCGATCGCTTCCTGGGGCGTCAATGCGGTGGTGAAGATCCCGGTCATGAACAGCCGAGGCGAGTTCACCGGACCCGTCATCGAGGCGCTGTCGCGCGACGGCGTCCCCATCAACGTCACGGCGGTCTTCACGATCCCACAGGTCAAGCAGATCGTCTGGAGCCTGCGCGGGCCCGGCGCGCTGATCTCGATCTTCGCGGGCCGGATCGCGGACGCCGGCGTGGATCCAGAGCCCATCGTCGCCGAGGCGGCGAAGATCGCGAAGCCGTGCGGGGCGAGCGTGCTTTGGGCGAGCACGCGGGAAGTATTCAACATCGTGCAGGCCGAGCGCTGCGGAGCGGGCGTAATCACGATGACGCCAGATCTCATCGCGAAACTGAAGAAGTTCGGGCGCGACCTCACCGCGTACTCGCTCGAAACCTGCCAGCAGTTCAAGAAAGATGCCGAGGGATTCTCGATATGAAAGTCTGCGTCACCGGGCAATGCGGCTACGTCGGCAGCTGGATGGTTCCGTTTCTCCTCGCCGATGGGCACGCCGTCACCGGGCTGGATATCGGATGGTTTGGCGACGGGTACCTACCAAGAGACAATGACCACTACCGCCCGATCGTCGGCGATATCCGCGACGCAAAGGCGGTCAAGCGCGCGATGCGCGGGCAGGACGCGGTCATTCACATGGCGTGCGTCTCCAACGATCACAGCTGCCAGCTCGATGAGGCGCTGTCGACCTCGATCAACTACGACGCCTTCGAGCCGCTCGTGATCGCGGCGAAAGAGGCAGGCGTGCGGCGCTTCATCTACTGCTCGTCGAGCTCGGTCTACGGGATCTCCGATGCCCCGGACGTCTTCGAGGATCATCCGCTGGTACCGTTGACGCTGTACAACCGCTACAAGGGCATGTGCGAGCCGCTGCTGCTGAAGCACCAGTCGCCCGATTTCGAATGCGTGATCATCCGCCCGGCAACGGTGTGCGGCTACGCGCCGCGGCAGCGGTTCGATCTCACCGTCAACATCATGACCATGCTCGCGGTTCTGAAGCGCGAGATTACGGTGTTCGGCGGCGAGCAGCGTCGACCGAATCTGCACATCCGTGACATGACCGCCTGCTATCAACTGTTGTTGACCGCGCCCGCTGAGAAGATCGCGGGCGAAACCTTCAACGTGGGTCAGGAGAACCTCAAGGTCTCCGAGATCGCGCTGATCGTCGCGAAAGTGGTCGACCAGGAAATGGGATTCCGTCCCTCGATCGTCACGACCGAGAGCACGGACACGCGAAGCTATCACATCAACTCGTCGAAGATCGCGCGCGTGCTCGGGTTCATGCCTCAGTACAGTGTCGAGGACGCGGTGCGGGATCTCTGCCGGAAGTTCAAGATCGGGATGTTCAAGGACGCACTCGAAAATCCCTGGTTCACAAACGTCAAACAGCTCACTGAGAAGGGCTTCGCGGTCAAGGATCCACTGGCGTCCTATCGTACCGATCGCTACGCGAAGGCGTAAAAAGACATGCGCGTGGTGATGGCGAACGGATGCTTCGATCCGCTCCATGCTGGACACGTGCTGCACCTCGAGCGCGCGAAGGAGATGGGCGACGTTCTCGTGGTCGCCTTGACGGATGATGAACATGTCCGCGCGGAAAAGGGCGAGGGGCGTCCAGTTCTAGACGCTCAGATGAGAAAGCGTGCGCTGCTGCAACTGCGCTGCGTCGATATCGTCCTGCTGGTGCCAAGCGTGCTACATGGTCTGGACTCAATCCGCCCCGACGTGTTCGTGAAGGGATCAGACTACGTCGGGCGAATCGCGCTGGAGGTCATGGACTGGTGCGAGTCGCACAGCACCGCCATCCGCTTCACCCAGACGCCGAAGCTATCGGCCACAGGGTTGCTGAATGAACTTCGACGCGGTTAGTCAGTATCGCGTGCTGATGATTGGCGACGCGATCTATGACAAGTACGTGTTCGTCCGCCCGCTCGGCAAGTCGATGAAGGAAAGCGTGCTCTCCGTAGGCTACGAGCGTGAGGAGAAGTACCACGGCGGCGTCTGGGCAGCTGCGAAGCACCTGGAATGGGTCGTCTCCGACATCGACGTGATCTACGGGCGCAGGGTGTTGATCAATACGCGATTCGTGGAAGGATCGAAGAAGCTCTTCACGTTGCACGAAACGACAGATGAGCCGGCTTACAGTCTCGATGAGGTCGATGTCTCGTCCTACGATCTTGTGATCGTGGCGGACTTCGGACACGGCACGATGACGCCGGCCGCGATCCGCAGAGTGAGCGCAGAGGCGAGATTCCTGGCGGTCAACGCGCAGACGAACAGTTCCAACTTCGGATTCAACCTGATCACGAAGTACCCGCGGGCGGACTACGTCGTTATCGACGAACTCGAGGCGAGACTCGCGGCACATGACAACTGTTCGCCGATCGAGGATGTCATTCGAAGTCTTGGTTACGGGAAGATTGTCGTGACGCTGGGATCGAATGGCGCGATCGGATTCGATGGCGAGTTCCATCGCGAGAAAGCCAGAGCGGAACACGTGGTCGACACCATGGGCGCCGGCGACGCGGTGCTCGCGGTCTCCTCGCCATTTGCGGCGGCGGGATATTCGATCCAGGACCTGGTTCGCATCGGAAACATGGCGGGCGCGGCGAAGGTCGGCGTGCTGGGCCATCAGCGCGCTGTGAGGCGCGAAGATCTCAAGGAAAAGACATGAGCGAACCGGAAGTCACCTTAACAGACGGCGCGCCCGTGCCGGCCGATCGATCACATACGCAAGACCGTGGAGACGGGCAGCAGAAGGGTTACGTGGTGCTCTCAGCCGAGGAGCGCGCCAAGGGGTTCGTTCGCCCGGTGCGCGAGTCCTACGTCCACAAGACGTGCGGCACAGTGACGCGGATGGGACTCTCGATCGCCGAAACCTACGCGCGCGATCCGTCGTTCTACAACGGCACGTTCTGCGTCGGCTGCCGCCAACATTTCCCGTTGGATCAGTTCGTGTGGGAAGGGACCGACGAGCAAGTGGGAAGCTGATGAATCTCGGCATCGAAGGCAAGATCGCGCTGGTCTGCGGCGCGAGCAAAGGCATGGGGCGGAGCGTTGCGCTCGCCTTGGCGACGGCGGGCTGCAAAGTCATCGGCGTCGCGCGCGACGAGGCGAAGCTGCGCGAACTCGCGCCGTTGCTCGATGGAGCGGTCTATCCGATCGATCTGACCATCGAGACGCAGCGTGAACGGCTCATCCGATCTGTGACCGACAACTTCGGCGTCCCGGACATCATCGTGCACGTCGCCGGCGGCTCCGCAGGGATCCGCGATCCGCTCCTTCCCTCGAGCGAGTGGGAGAAGGTGTGGCGGCTCAATCTCGGCTGCGCGCACGACATCAACCGCGTCTTCCTGCCGCAGATGCAGGAGAAGCGCTGGGGGCGGATCGTTCACTTCAGTTCGAACGGCGTTCGACTGGCGACCGGAAACGTTCCCTACATCTCCTCGAAGGGCGCCGTCGAGTCGTATGTCCGCAACCTGAGCCGGATCTACGCGCCGCATGGTGTCGTGATCTCGGCGGTCTCGCCGGGGCCGATCCACACGCCGGGGATTTTCATCTACGACCAGGACGAGGCCTGGACGAAGGCGTTCTGGGAGAAGTACGTGCCGATGCAACGCTGGGGACAGCCGCACGAAGTTGGCAACGTCGCCGCGTTCCTCTGCTCGGAGCATGCGAGCTACATGGCGGGCGCGATCGTGCCTGTCGATGGTGGGATGCGATGACAGAGATTTGGAAGCTGCACCCCATTACTCGCGAGTGCATCGCGCAAATCGTGCGCGGCGACCGTTGGAAGCATCTCTGATGTTTCAGTTCCAGAATATCTGGCTCCCAGAGGGTGAGAAGCATTTCCCGGAGTGGATGCAGAAAAATGGGGAAATGGTAGATGGTCGTGGGACATATCAAATTCGCAAAATCCGCGCGCTGCTGGAGCACTGCAAGAACTTCCGCACTGCGATCGACGTGGGTGCGCATGTCGGTCTTTGGTCGATGCACCTCGCGAAACGATTCACCAGCGTGTACGCCTTCGAGCCCGTGACCGCGTTTCGTCGCTGCTTCATCCGCAACACCGCGCACCTGCAGAACATCGTGCTCTTCCCCTACGCGCTCGGGGCACAGAAGCGAGAGCACGTGGCGATGAAGATCGATCCTGCAGACTCCGGCGGCACGCACGTCGGCAGCGAAGCGGGTGACATCCAGATGGTGCAGCTCGACTCGATCGATTACCCAGCGATGGTCGACTGCATCAAGATCGATTGCGAAGGTTACGAGCTCGAGATCCTGAAAGGCGCGCGGCGCACGCTTGAGCAGTTCCGCCCAACGGTGATCGTCGAGCAGAAGCCGCACAAGCTCGGGCCCAACTTCGGTATCAAAGGCACCCCAGCGGTCGACTACTTGATCGCGATGGGCGGTAGTGTCCGCAAAGAAATCGGCGGCGACTACATCCTCGGCTTCTAGTTTCTTAAAAACAGCAGCACCCACTGACCCGCTTCGGCGGGTTTTTCTTTTTCTGAAAGGAAATCTCCGATGCTTACCACTGCAGCGAAGAATGCAGCGCTCGACGCGCTTCTGCCGGTCGATGTCTCGCTGCACACCGCGTACTCCTCGTCCGGAGCGAACGAAGTGACTGGCGGATCGCCGGCCTACGCGCGCCGCGCCATCACCTTCTCGGCGGCATCCAGCGGAACGAAGTCGTCGAGCTCGACGCCGACCTTCGATGTGCCGGCGTCGACGGAAGTGCGTTTCCTCGGGCTCTGGGGCCTTGGCTCGCCATCACAGTTCCTCGGCATGTTCGCGCTCGGTGGGTCGGAGAAGGAAATCATCGGGATCACGCTCGGAAGCCCGGAGGGGATCCTCATTGTTCCGTCGCACGGCTACTCGAATGGAAACAAGGTGGTCTTCTACGGCGGCACGCCGCCCACGGGTCTCACCGAGGGCACCGTCTATTACGTCATCAGCGCGAGCACCGACACCTTCTCGGTTTCGGCGACCGAAGGCGGTGCCGGGATCCCGTTGACCGGTTACCCGGATGGCGAGGTCAAGGTCTCCAAGATCGTTCCGGAATCTTTCGGCTCGCAAGGCACGCTGCAAGTCAGCAGCGCCTCCATTGCGATGAACGCGTAATGGATCTCACCATCTGCGTGATGCTCCCGCCTCGAGGAGACGCAGACTACTCGCGTAGTTCGCACTCCAAGATGCCCGTGCTCTCGCCGGTGTGTGTGTATCAGATGCACGCGATCGAAATCGTGAGTGCGCCGCGCACTGGATACCTGCATGTCACGGGCTGCCCAGTGGATTCGGCGCGACAGCTCGCTGAGAAGCTATGCGAGCCAGATATCCGCGAGGTATTCGCCGGCCCGGAGAGAATGACGCAGATGCAGGCGAAGCGCGCCTATGAGGCAGACGTTTCCCTGATCCCTGGAAGGATTGCCGCGGCGCTGCTCACAGAGCGACAGGCCACTTGCACATGGGCCGAGTTCTCCGCGATGTACGCGCATCGCGCGGACCGCAGAAAACTCACTGACGTGGTGTGGTGAAGTAGATTGGCGACCGTTCAGCGCTACTGTAATACCGCGTCGAGCGCGGGCGGAGACGGCACGACGAACGGCACGGCCGGCGCGACGCGCGCGTACGCCTCGCAGTCCGAGGCCGAGGCCAACATGGGTGGGTCGGCGACAGATGACTACATCCTGGACTGCTGCGGGACCTCCGCAGATACGACGGCGGTGACTTGGGATTTCACGGTCAATCTCACGACTGGCACGCTTTTGATTCGAGGGAATCGGTCAGACCCCGCAGGATTCTATACCGGTAACGCAGTCACAAGCTCGTCGCACTACCGGCTCACCCCCGGCAATACAGCCAATGGATTCGTTCTCAACGAACCGAATTCTACGGTAGACGGCATTCAGGTCGAATCGGCTCACACTGGAGCAAGCGGGACCGGCATTACCTACACCACGACCGGAGCAGTGACTATTCGCAAGTGTCGTGTTCTGAACACGAGCAGCACCGACGTAGGGATTGGCCGCGATGGGTCTGCGGTCGGAGGGAGTGCCACCAAAACGTTCGAGAACAACCTCGTTGTCGGGTTTCAGGATTCGCAGATTCGAGGCGAGATTGTCAACAACTTCTCTCCAACGTATCACATCCAGCACAACACCTGCTATGGCGGAGTGAACGGCATCGTCGTGCACCGCGGTGGCGGCTCCGGCGCTCCAGTTCAGAACGTCAAAGCCAACGCGATTGCCGGGACGAGCGGCAACGACATTATCGAAGTTGGCACTAACGGGACCGTCAATTACGACGACAACGCCACAGAGGACTTCGACCTTGCAACGAACGGCGAGATCGATCTCGGAGCCCCCACAGACGCTTGGGGCAGTCCGGGCACCACGTCATCGAGCGTGTTTACTGTAAAGGATACGTCGAGCTCTCTATACCAGACAGCCGCTGGTGCGCTCGTGTCGACCGACATACGAGATCTTGCACGTGACGGCGTGAACTACGACGTCGGGTGTTTCGAATTCTTTGCGGCGGCCGGCGGCGCAGCCGGACCTCTCACGCGTAGCGCGCTCACGCGTAGCGCGCTCACTATGCCAAGGATTGTCCAATGATCGATCTTGGGTTGGTCAAGCCAGGGCTAACAATTCGCTTCCCGTGGGGGTCATACGCGGCGTCGACCGGTGCATCAAGTGCGGCGTCCAACTATGCCGACGCCGACATACTGGTTTTCAAGGACGGAACGACTAGGCGCGGCGTTAGCTCTGGCATAACCGCCACCACGAGCTTCGATCCAGGTTCGCCGAATGCCGGAATCGTAGGCATCAATCTCGCGTCGATTGATCTCTCCGACAACACGCATGCCGGCTTTTGGGCGGCTGGCTCCGAGTATCTCGTGATCATCGGTCCGGTCACCGTGGACTCACAAACGGTGTACTTCCCGATCGCGCGGTTCAGCATCGGCTTGCCTGAAGCGACGCTGAACACGACCATCGCGACGCTGTCGACTCAGACGAGCTTCACGCTCACCGTAGGCCCCGCGGAAGACGACGCGCTGAACGGCTGCGTCGTCTACATCCACGACGTCGCCAGTGCAGTGCAGGGCGGATTTGCAATCGTAAGCGATTACACCGGGTCGACGAAGACGGTCACGCTCGCCGCTGGAACGACGTTCACCGCGGCTGCGACAGACAATATCATGGTGATGTCGAAGGTGAATCTGCCTACGGCGGTACCTGGTGCCGCGAACGGTTTGCTTATCGCCGGATCGAATGCGGCGACAACGTTTGCCACGCTGACCGTTTCAGGGTTGACCTCATTTAGCGATGGTATATCGATCGTTGCCGCGACGACAAATCGGACCGGACTTGCGATCACCGGCAATGGAACTGGACCTGGCGTATCGGTCGCTGCCGGAGGTGGATCTCCGACACAAACAGCGCACGGCTTTAGGATCACAGGTAGCGGTGCAGGCGCCGGTATCTATGTTGAGTCCAGTGGGACGGCTTTTGAATTGGTCGCTGGCGGTAATGGGTCAGGATTCAAAGTCTCTGGGGCTGGCAGCGGCAGCGGCGTGGAGATAAATGCTGGATCGACTTCAGGCGTAGGTCTACAGATAACCTCTACAAACGGCGCCGGTCTTGGGATCACCGCTGATGGCGCCGGTGTAGAAATCGAAGGGGATTCTGGCGGTGTAATTATTACAGGTGGACATTCCTCCGGATTTGCACATGGCATACAGGTCTTTGGAGGTTTCAACCTCGGTTCGGCATTGGAACTTGTCTCTTACGGGCAGAGGGCCGTTTATGTGGAGGGGCCAACTGCGGTGGAGTTTGCTTCTGCAACCGGACCGGGTTTAGCAATTAGTTCTGTCAACGGCGTTGGGCTCGAGATCTCCTCGACATTCAGCCACGGAGCGACCATCTCTGCAGGATCGTCCGGATCTCCGACGCCGAACACCGACGGGTTGCGAATCACAGCGAACGGATCCGGCAAGGCGATCAGCCTTTCGCACAGCGCTGAAGGGCACGCCGGCGTCGCACAGGGGGTCGTCAAGAATGTGGCGCTGGCGAACTTCACCTTCCGGATGCTGGATACGTCCGGAAACCCAGCTACTGGTGCGACGGTTACCGCGACCCGTAGGATCGACGGCGGTACGTTCGACGCCTGCGCAAATTCCGTCAGCGAAGTGGGCAACGGTTTCTACACGATCAATCTCGCCGCTGCCGATTTGAACGGCACCGTGATCACGTTGCGGTTCACGGCGACCGGCTGCAAAGACACGGCAATCACGATCGTCACTGAGCCGTAGGAGGCTTCAGTGCTGATCGAGTGGGGCTACGGTCTCGAGGCTCAAGACCTAGCTGGGGTGCACGGCGTCACGTGGGACTTCGCGTCCGCGGGCGGCACCGTCTCGACCAGCGTTGTCGGGAAGATCGGCGTCAAGAAGTCGGTCGCTGCAGTCCACGCGGCGCTGGCATCGCTCTCGGCGACCACGGGCCCCACGGCGGCGGATGCCGGAGCGAAGTTCGCGGCAATCTCGGCGTCGGAGATCTCCGGGACGAATACCTCGGACAGCGCAGCGAAGGCGGTCACCCGTTCCGGCGAGATCCGGACAGGTACCGCGGGCACGGACGCGGACCAGAAGGGCGCAATCGGTACCGGGAGCGTCTCGACAGGATCTGCAGGATCGGACAGCGCGCTCCGAAGCGGCACGAGCTCCGTCGCGGGCAAGAGCGGCACAAGAGGTGACGACGCGTCGCGGAAGGCGGTTGCGGCTGCGATTGCGGCAATCACCGGGGCGAATGGTTCCGACTCAGCGGTCAAGGCCATCGCGGCTGCGATCGTTGGGATCTTCGGAACGAAGGCGTCGGATTCAGTCGCAAAGTCGGTGGCGGCTGCGATTGCTGCCGTCAGCGGCGTCAAGGGCGCCGCCACGACAAGTACGGTGGTTGCGACCACGCTCTTTGCCATCATCGGGGCGAAGGGCTCCGACTCAGCCGTCAAGGCGGTGGCGGCAGCGATTGCTGGCGCCAGCGGCATCAAAGGCGACGGAGCGACACAAAAGGCAGTCGCGGGCTCAATCGCTGGGATCACGGGGGTGAGAGGGTCCGACTCGGCAGCCAAGGCGGCAACCGCCGGGTTCCAGGCTGTAACCGGGCTGCTTGGATCACTTTCGGGGCTGGCGCCTGGAGACACCGACTTCAATGCGGTGGTCGGCGCGCTGGTCAGCGTCACGCACGCGACCGCGCGTCTGTCCTCGATCGCTGCGCGCACGGGATCTCGAGCGACGGACAGCGCGGTGCGTCAGGCGGTCACCTCGCTCCAGGGCTTGGCCGGCGCGATTGGCGCCGCGGTACAGGAATCTCAGGAAGAGATCAGCAGCGCGGCCGGACAGTCTGGCGTGCGTGGCGCGTTCTCCGCCGTCAGCGCACGCACGACGGCGCTGCAGGCGATCGCGGGTACGGCGGCTGCGATTGCCGCGCAAACCGCGCGCATCGTCGAGACGGCGGCGAGATCCGGCGCGATCGGCGCCGACACGCTCAACAGCATCCGCGCAGCTCAGATCGCGGGAATCACGGGCGTCCGGGCGGCGATCGATGCGGTCAATGGCGAAACCATCGGACTGCTCCTCCTCGCCGAGGTTAGCGACGTGGCGCTCTATTCGTGCGCGATTTCTTCGGAACAACTTTTCAACTGCGAGATCAGCCACACCCCTGCTTTCAACTGCACCTTGACCGAGGCGATTGTCCCCTAGATGCCTACTCCGAACACATATCAGGTCGGCACCAAGATACGGCTGTCGGCTGCGTTCACCGATATCGACGAAGTGGCGCAGGACCCCGGCGGCGTGCAGTTCAAGATCCGCGCGCCGGGCGGAACGATCACGACCTACGTCTACGGTACCAACGTGGAGCTCGTGAAGGACGATGTCGGCAACTACCACGTCGATTGGTTGATCGCGGCGGCGGGGCGGTATCTCTATCGGTTCGCGGGCGTCACGTCTGGGCAGGCCGCGGACGAGGGTGAATTTCGCGCCAAGAACTCGGGACTCGACTGATGGGACTTCGCCTGATCACTGCGCCGACGGATGAACCGATCACGCTGGAACAGGCGAAAAGCCATTTGCGTGTTGCGCACGAGTCGGACGACGACTACATCGCTGGACTGATCGAGGATGCGCGTGCCTACGTCGAGGACGAGACCCAGCGCGCGCTGATCACTCAGACTTTGGAATACACGGTCGATTGGCTTGACGCGCCTCGAGCATTTGACGGCAGCGTACTGACTGCGCCTACTCGACCGACCGTGATCTACTTGCCAAGACCGCCGCTGCAATCGGTCTCGTATTTCAACTATCTCGATGCGGATGGTGCGGAGCAATCGTTCTACAGCACGCTCGCGTCGCCGCAGATCACGAGCTCTCTTGTCGTCGACAACAAGTCCGACTGGCGACAGGCACGGCTCGTACCTGTCAACTCCGGCACGTGGCCTGCGCTGCTGGATCAGGCGAACGCGGTGACGATTCGATATATCGCCGGATATGGGGCTTCAGGCGAGTACGTTCCTCGTCCGCTCATCCGCGCGATCTATCTCATGATCGCGCACTTTTACGAGAACCGAGAGCCGATCAACATCGGCAACATCACAACGGAACTCGCCTTCAGCGTGCAGGCGTTGATGGCGAAGTACAAGATCGAAAACGTGGTGCTCTAGCCGTGCAGATCGGCAAGCTGCGACACCGCGTCACGATTCAAAAGCCAGACCCTTCTGCAGTGCGCGATGCCGTGGGCGAGAGATCGACCACATGGATCGATGTGATCACGTGCTGGGCGAGTGTCGTGCCGACGAGCACGTCAGAGCGAAACATCGCGGCGCAGGCGCATTCCTTCGTCTCGCACCGCGTGACGCTTCGCTGGTGCTCAGAACTCTCGACGATCGATGCCAGCTGGCGTGTGCTGTTTGGCGAGCGCGCGTTGCCGATCGAAGGCGTGCGCAATCTCGACGAGCGCAACCAGGTGCTTGAGCTCGTGTGCGTAGAAGGTGGCGGGCAGGAATAGGCGTGGCCTTCGTCGAGGTCAAGGTCCGTGGCATCAAAGAACTGATCGAGGCCTTCGGCAAAGCGTCTGAGGAACTTCGAGGACCTGCGGCACGGCGGGCTCTTGGACAGGCT